AGCTTTACCGCAATCCTGGCACTAACGTTGAAGCTGGCTTATTGCGACGCCGTAAGGCTGAAGGTCAGCTATGGCGTAAGGGATTGCCTTCATCTCCTGCGGGCACCGTCAACCTGAGCATTGACGCGCCGTTCAGTGCTCACCTGACACCAAATATCACTCTCGGTGAGTTTGCACTGCGAGAGGAGCGTAGGCGGTTTGACCGTCCAGATCAGATCAAGGTGGCTTTATACCTTGCCACGTTCTTGGAGAAGGTTCGCGCCGCCTTTGGTAATCAGCCGATCATCATCACCAGTGGTTACCGTCCACCTGCGATCAATAGCGCAGTTGGTGGCGCTTCTGATTCTGAGCATCTTTACAAGCCAGGATGCGGCGCTGTTGATTTCTACGTTTCAGGAGCCAACATCAGAACAGTGCAGGATTGGTGCGATAAGCACTGGGCACATAGCTTGGGATACGGTGCTGGCAAAGGTTTTGTTCATCTTGGAGTTCGGTCCGGCAGCAGTGATCTGAGTAAAGCACCGCGCATACGGTGGGATTACTGATACCGTCTAGCAGCAAGATTTAAGACGTAGCACTCGCATAAGTGCCAGTACAAACTGGTTGCTTGCCAATCATGCTTATGGTCCTTGACCATGCCTGCATAAGTGACGCGGTACAGGATACCCACATCTGTAACGATCTTTTCCAGCTTTGGTGCTTTCATGGTGGTTACGCTGCGCGATATGCCTCAAAGCCAATGTCTTGGGGACACTGGATGGTCGTCGAGTTTTCCGTTGAGGAAGAACTGCGAATAGAAAGCCAGTCGAGAACGGTACTTCATTGTGAAGACCCTAAAGAAGTCGCTCGGCTCTGTTCTTCGCTCGTAAAACAGAACGCTTATCTAAGCCAGCTCGTCAAGCAAGCGACAGGGCATATTGCTGAATTAGAGATGATCGCAGCTATTCAGGAGATGAATCAAGACGATCCACGTTCTGCGGAAGTGGTCAGATTATTGTGCGAGTCTGGAAATTGGGATCTGCTTCATCCAGGTGACATTCAGGACCAAAGCCTGATTGCAAAAGTTCTGTTGACAGTGGTGGGGACTGCTCTTGATTTTGCAGAGTGGTGTTATGACCGCTTGACTCAAAGCCTGCTAGCCATTCGTCGAGTAGATCGCGGCTAGTGGTCTTTAGCGGCAGCTTCATAAACCGCCGCACCTCTTTGGCATCACGAAGGAAGACGCTGGCGCCCTTGGCGTAGCAGATAAAGAATCTGCCGTTAAAGTCCTTGGCAGTTTCAACGGACATCGACTGCCCAAGCTGTAGACGTGTGCGTTTCATTCAGACTCCTGCAACAGACGGCGGAGAGGCTTTTGAAAATCCCACCAGTCGATCGTGCCGACGATCTTGCCTTTCCAGTGAATACTGGTGTTATCAGCAATCATCTCGGCAGGTTGCACGGTGTAGAACTTATGCCCACAGCAAAAACAAGAGCGACGCCGCACCTTGTCGTTATAGGCGCTGCTGCGCGTTGAGATCACATCCGTGACCTGGCTGCCACATTCAGGGCAGGGTGGTCCCATCCGATTCGCTCCCATGGTTCAACCCCAACCCCAGATCAAGCTGGAGCTGTTCTTCTGTAGACGGGACTTTCCCGGCGGTCCATCCCTCAAGATTTGACGCATTTCATTTTCAGCGTGTTGGATTTGGCGGCGCATTGATTCGCGGTGAATGCCGGATTGTTTTGCCATTACAGGATTCGACATTGGCTCTTGACCATCTAATCCGTAGTGAAGGGTAAGCAGTTTCCTGCCCCGTTCGCTCATGTGCTTCATCGCTTGATGCACTGCCTCGATTTGTGTGTCGAGGAGCAACTCATCCTCTGGCTTTTCATCGTCGCTAGCAATCAGATCAATGATGTGACTGCCTTCTTCTGGGTTGCTTTTGACCTTGGCATCAAGGCTGCTGGCATCGTCTGCACTTTCGAGATAATTGCGGACGGTTTCAGGCATCATGCCGATCAGCTCGGCACATTCCTCAAGCGTTGGCGACCTACCGTGCTGTCGCCGGTATTCGGCTGTGAAGCTACGAATCTTGCGGATAGCATCAGGCGCACCGCTTGGCAGTTTGATCAAACGATCCTGCACCTGCGAAGCTCGCATGATGCCCTGTTTAATCCACCAGTAGGCATACGTTGAGAACTTGTAGCCCCTGGTTGGGTCAAACATTTCGGCGGCACGAATCAAGCCGATGTTGCCTTCTTGGATCAAATCTTGCATCGTCAAGCGGCTTGTCATCTTGATGTATTTGCCTGCAAGACCAACAACAAGGCGGAGGTTGCCTTGAATCATCCGTTTCTTGGCGCGATTGCCCATGCGGACGATTTTTTGCTCTGCCTTTGTTAGCTCTTCTTTCTGGAGCAGCGGCATCATCTGCTGGATGGCATTGCCTAGCTCGATTTCTTCAGCAGCAGTCAGCAGCGGGATTTTGCCGATCTCGTTTAGGTAATCGCCGAGCGGGTCAGACATTGGGACATAAAAAAGGGGGCAAAGCCCCCCGGAGACTAAAACGGCATGTCGGCGGTTTCAACCCTTGGCTTGGGAGGCAGGGTGAAGTCGTTAACAGCGACGTTGAGGTTAGCGCGGGTTTCGCCGGTCTTTGTCTCGTAGGTCTCGACGTAAGCCTGACCAGTGACAGTGACTTGGGAGCCTTTGGTGAGGTAATCGCTTACCACCTTGGCGCGTGGACCCCAAACGGCGCAGCGCAGAGCAGAGGTATGCTCCTCGCCTTTGATCTTCTTGTTGCAGATGATCGTGAAGTTAGCTACCTCGTTGTCGCCAACGGTGCGGACTTCAGGGTCGGCTGCAAGATTGCCGACGGCTGTGACTTGAAGCATGATCCGAAAAACTTAGAAACGATGTGGAACAGAGCTTGCTGAGTGGTGAACTCTCGTGCAGCGGCGTAATGCCGGACAGAAGCGCACAGCTCAGGCGGGAGAAGACTTTCGAGATGATCCATAGGTTTGATGGTGTCGCGCTGTTGAGCGTATAAAGCAGCCATCTGAGCGTGCATCATCTCGTCGGTCATGGCGTTACTGGGAGAGGCGCTCTTGGATGAACCGGAGATGCTTCGGCAACGTGATGTGAGTGGTGATCAGTTCACCCTCAGGGACGTTGAACTCAGCCATGAACGCCTTGATGATCTTGTTCCTGCTGACGACTGGTTCTGCCTTGAGCAGATCCCGGATCGTCTTTAGGTCTGAGTCATTGAGAGGCGTTTCGTCTGCGGTCAGCTCAGGAGCCGGACTCTTCGGTTTAGCAGCGGCTTTTGGCTTTTGCTCTGCCTTGGGAGAAACCTCAACAGTGGCTTCAGGCTCTGCCTTGGATACCTCGATTTCCTCGCGTGCCCAGAGCTCGTAGCCGAGCGAAAAGGCGAAGGCTGCGTTGGCACACAGGGCTCTGCGGTGGCTGTCGGTAAGGGTCCGGCAGCTTACTTTGTCAAACCTGATCGGCTGATTTCGGTTGTCCTGGCAGGGGTAGACGAAATCTGGTGTTGCCTGGTCTTCGGGTCCGGTGAAGTAGGTGACGAGGTAGGCGCTGCCATCAGGAGCTTGCCAGACATGACCGCCATCAGGTGCGGGCTTGACGTGGAACTCCCAGCCAGGGGCGGCAGTATGAAGGTGGTTGGCAATCCGCGCCCAGCTGACGTAATCAGCGGCGTAGGAGCCAGAGCCTTTGCGGAAGACGTCATCTTTGTTGATGACACCCGCAAGGTTGGGAATGGTCATTGGGAAGGTGTAAGCGCAGTGAGCGTGATGATGGCACCCTGTGGTTCGCCAGGAGCGCAGTATCGCTTTGAGGCGATGATGCTAATGACCTGACGATCGTCATCGAATAAAACGCCAGAAAGGGCGTCATTCGTTGATCGAAGGAGCTTGTCGAGATCGCCGTGCCTTGCAGACGTGCATTGCTCCGGCGCTGTTGACTTTAAACCACTTTTGCAGTGGTGGCTTGCTGGTCTGTTGAAACGAAATACCACCGACAAAGCCATTGGAACTGCCATGTTCCAGCCTTCTGGGATAAGGCTTTTGGCTTTGATTTCTACGTCCTTGCGCCAGGGCTTGACGTATTTGGAGGACTCAATCATCGCGCCATATCTGGTGCGTGTTTTTGAGCCCTGAGGAGCAGGCAGCCCATCGACTGAGAAGGTGATGCTGTCGTTCAAATCATGCTGTCCAATCGGTAGAAGATTGTCAGCTTTCGCTCCGCAAGTCCAGAGTCGATGTCACGTTCCTTGATGGTGCGGATTGCGGCTTCTGCTTCTTTGCTGAGCTTGAAGCTAGAGCGTTCAACGCGGCTGTACTTGGCGTTGCTGAATTGGTAGATGCCGTCTTCAGTTTCGTGAGGGTCAAGTTCACCAAGGGCGAGAGCACCTTGAAGCTGCTCTTTGATGAAGGCTTCACGGGCGTCAAGCTCGTTGCGTTCTTCGCGGATTTGCAGCAGAGCGTCGATCAGATCCTGAGCGGTGGTGATTGGTGTGACTGTCATTTCCGGCAATCAGGGTGGATGGAAGGATGAACAGGGCAAATGGCTTGTGTGCCGCTGTGAGTTGAGCCTTGATGAGAGGTCGCTTCCAGCCCGATGAAAGCGAATGTAGATGCCGCGATGATGAAGTAGGCGGCGTTGGCGAGCTTGTCTCTCATGGCGATCACTTGATGGCGGTGATGGAGATGCGGCGCATCAGGTCAAGCGCGAGGTCATAACCCTCAGAGGATTGAGGGTCGATGCCGGTGCGGCGCTCGATCAGGCTGGCAGCCATGTCGAAGAGGATCTCGGTCAGCTCTTCGGAGACGTAATCGGAGAAGTCTTCTGCGAGGTCTTGAGCGAGGCGAAGCTCGTCTTGCTGGTCGAGACCTTGCTGATCAGGTGGTGAGAGGGGAAGCATGGTTGGGACGCGATGGGCTTGAGGCTTTGCCTCATGAACTAACAATACCACATTTGGACCCTAAATGGATCCTGTTTATGTCTTTTTACAATTCAGTCATCGAGCTGCTCCAGTGCGCGGCGGGCAGTGCGTAGTTCTGTCGGCAGGGTATGAAACCCCCATCCATCATTGCTGAGTTCACTTTCAACCCACTCACAGCACGCCTCTAGCTCCTGGTCTGCACCCCATTGGGCGGCGCGTTCTACCAAGCGAAGCGTGATGGGGTGCAGCGGGATGACGGGATCACCGTAGATTTCGGCAACCCACTTGGCAGCTAGCTCCGGCGGTGGGGTGATGGGATGCTGTGTCATCGCTTAGTAAGCAATCCGCACCGTTGCTGTCCCGTCGAGCGGAACGCCTAGCCGATGCGCTGCTCCAGCTGACAGGTCAATGCTATTGCAATCGCACCGATCAGTTACCGGCACCCGCAGCACTCGCCCTTTGTGCGACACCGTGACTTGCGTGCCACACTCCAGCCAAGGATGTGCCGCGCTTACGCCCCAGTGCTGATACGTCTTGCCGCAGTAGGCAACGCGCCCGTGGAACCAAGGATCGTAGACCGTTGCTGTCACCGCTCTGCCGGTGTGATGAGCAAATGCAGGCGAGCTGAGCAGCACCATTGCTGCAAACAGGATTCGTTTCATTGATCAGGTGGAGTTAAAAAAGGTGGGGTCTTACATGAGTGGCGGCTTACACGGTGTCAATGGGGGGACAAGCCGTTCCCTGGAACCACACCGCGTCCTCGACGGGAACCTTCTCTTCTTGCGCTTGAGGCGTCCTCCCACCAGTTAGCCCGACCAGTGGCACCCAATACGCAGGCAGCAGCCACGAAGAGCCTGTAGGTTCTCTTCTCTCAATGCCCCGTGGTCAGACCCGGCGATACTTGCCAGGTGGCAGCTTAAGGCAGTGCTCCAGCAACGCTATCTGCCATTCCAGATCCATGGTGAGCAGGTACTCCCGAGCCTCGTCAGTCAACGGCTGTTCGAGGATCGGTGCAAGATCAGCGTGACCGCTAATCAGTGCCATCAGATAACCGATCAGCACCTTGGCGCTCTTCATGACAGCTCGTTTAAATCGAGGACTTTCATAGGCTTGCCATCGTGCCCGGTGTAGTAAAGGGCGCCGTCGCAATCTGTATCAGGGCACCAGCATTTGCCACGGATGTCTCGGATCACATCCATGTAAAGGTGCAAGCCATCGAGCATCTCGTGAAGCGCTGTGGTGTCAGCCTCAGCCTCGTTGTCGTCGTACCAGCGGAAGACGGCAGTGGTGATGATCGACTGAACAGCCTTCAGGGCTGACTCGTTCTTCTCCAGCCATTCACCCATCAGAATCAGGCGCTGCAGCCGCTTGCTTTGCAGGATGAGCTGGGCATTGCGCTGCTTCTTCTCGATGTCCTTTTTGAGCTGTTCTTCCAGCTTGTCGGCATCCGTCATCTCAGGTTCTTTGGGTTCAGGTGTTGGGGGCTCAAGCTCGGCTTCCTTCTTCTCAGCAATTAAAGCCTGCAAAGCGGATGGCTGATTGCCGAAGGGCAGTGCAAAGCCGATCAGATCTTTGCCATTTCTGGCAACCTCACGGATGCTGACACGGATCACGGCATCACGCGGTACTAAGTGCCACCAGCTTTCGCCAGGGCTATCAGGCTCGTAGACCAGCACGTCATTCCAGTTGCCTTCGTTTTGGCTGTCCGGCAATTTGACGACGGCAGTCATGCCACCATTTTTGACGCCTTTATCCCAAGACACAGGCGATTGAAAGAACCGAATGATCGGTGCTTCTACAGATTTTGGAAAGTTGGTTGTGGTCACAGGAACTCCTTTTGGTGTTTGTCGATTAGGGCGGTAATGCTGCTCGGGTAATTCGCCCAAGCGGCAAGCGCCTTGGCAAGTAAGTCAGCTTCTAGATGCCCCAGTCGTTTGGCAAAATCCGCCTCGATGTGTCCGGTGAGCACCAGGAAGATCAGATAAGTGCTTGGGTGTTCTTCGTTGTCAGCCCAAGCGAACAGCCGATCCACTGCGTACTCGGCGTCATGGATGTCAGGTAGTTTCATCGGTCAAACCCCACGCTGATGCCGCAGTCATCCCAGATGCGCCTGGCATACACCTCGCGCAACTTGCGGGCTTCGTCGGCATCCTTGATTTCGTTGTTGCGGCTGAAGTAAAGCTCCCGCAGGCTTTCCCAGTGGTACGCGATGAACAGCAGTTCTGTCGGGACCGCTTTGCCTGGGTTATGGCGTTGGCGTTTCAGTCTTGGCATGATCAGCGGCGGCGTTGACGAAAAATGGTTGTGAGCTTTTTGTCCAGCTCGATAATGCTTGCACCCCAGCTTCCCGGCTCATACATATCTTCAGGATCTGCCAATCCGTTGCTTGCATGGCGAGCTAGCTCGTAGAGCAGATCGAGTTCTACAGCACTGAACTGAACCTCATAAACGACGTCATGACGGGAGGTTGGTGCGCCAACGGTAATGTCTTTCATTGATCAAATGGTTAACGGGTCAAAATCACCACCAGTCAGCTTTGTGCTGCTGATATACCAGCCACGAAACATGGCAGCTTCTGTGCCGTCGTCATAACGATGCAGCTTGCAGCGTCCAGCGGCGTAGTGCTGTGGTCTATTGACGTGCTCAAACCAGACCGACTTCTCCGTGCGTTTGATGCAATAGACAGGGAAATCACCATGAGCCACGCAGAGGGTTCCGAAATAAACCTGACCAACTTCAAAGGATTTCATCCGACATGTCCTCCAGCGCAGTGACTAAGCCATCAAAATCTTCGGATGCAGGAAGAACCGTAATCAAAGTGTCAACCAGCTCGCCGTAGTCTTCACGAAGGCTGTCGAGATAGGCGTTGCGATCAGCAAAGCCGTTGTCTGTGTAAATGCTCATTGTTCAGCGGGTTGCGAGTTTTTGCGCAACGAGGTACTGAACCTCTTTCATGTGCTTAGCGACCTTGCGCTTTGCTTTACTGCACTCGTCCCAGTCACCACGAGCAAAGCAGTGCTGATAAATGGTCTGAGCTTCTGATAGCCGTTCTTTGGCAGAAGCAAGCTGAAGTTCGATGGTTTCCATTGTTGAAGAGAGGTGATGAGCTCTTTGCTCATGAACCAACAATAACCCATAAAAGTTCCAGATCGGGTCTTTTTATGAACCTTTACAATTCAGTCCTGTTGGCTGTGCTTCAAAGACGGGAAGCGGCTCTTACGTGCATCGGCGGCTTGCCTGCTCTCCTGCAGCGGCTTACGCGCATTGCTGCCCTTCGCTCGTTTGCGCCCGTGTTTTTCGTATCGTGCCTCGCTGATCAACTTGGCATCACGCACCGCCTCTTCATAGCCAGGAGGGCTTAGATCAGGTCTCCTCCTAAAAATCTCGCCCCAATCAGTGCTGCTCAAAACGGAAGCTCCTCAAGTTTGAACGCATCCCAGGCGTCAACCCAGGCACCAAGGCATTCGTCTGGTTCGTTCTGAATCAACCGGCATCGCCCAGGTCCAACTACCACCGTGTAGCACCAGTCCACCGTCAGCTTCGGGTGATGGTCAATCAGCATTGCCAGATAACCACCGAGCTGCGCTACAGCAGGCTTTCGCCGATCAACAGCCGTTGCATTGCCAACTGTCTTGAGGTCACCGAGCACCACTTTCCCGTTTGGGCTCCTCAGCAGAAAATCAAAGCTGCCGCCAACTCCCTTACGGGCATCGCATAGCCGGTACTCGACGGCAAGCGGCTCGCTATCGCGGATCAGCCAGGAATCCTGCAGCGCCTCTGTCCATTCGCTGTAGTCAGTCTCCGGCAGTTCTTGCCCAGTGAGCAAGGCTTCACAAAATGCATGGACGCTATTGCCCCTCGGTGCCCAGACGTGCTTCGTGCGTTCGAACTGAGCAGCCTGTTCCTTGGTGACTCGGCTCGTCACACGAGAAACGCTGAACGGAAGCCATCGACCTTTGTAACGGTATCGATGCAGTCCGGCATGAAAATCGAGGTCCTGTATCGGTTCAAGCAAGGCGTGGTTTAGGATCCATACAGGGTCACCACCCTACCACAGATGATCCATGCTTGTACCGCAATGATTTCAAAAAGCACAAAAATTGCAATCGACGTTTCGATTCTTGATCGCATCGAAGCCATTAAGCCGTCTTATCAAACGAAAAAAAGCTACATCAATATGTTGCTTGATGAGGCTGTTCAACGCTTAGAAATCAAGCACAAACATGACGCCTCAGAGCAGCAAGCTAAAGGCGGTTTACAGCCAGTTTGATTTCTATAGAATAAAAAGCCGCCCACCCTGGCACGGGGAGGCGGCTTAGCCCAAATGCCCATTCAGCTTACATGAGAGCAGCAGTTCGTTCAAGCGGTTTTGCTGTTGTGCCCTATCAACTAATGGACACACAGCGAGACTACAAAATCTGGGGTGTGTATGCCTGTCTTCATCGTCATGGCTGGAACTCTGAGCATGGATGCTTTGCATCTGTCGCAACGATCAGCCATGAAACAGGTATATGCGAAAAAGTCGTTCAACGGTCGCTTGCGATCCTTGTTAAGGACGGCTGGGTTGATGTTCAACCCCGTCACGGCATGACCACGGTGTACCACATCAAGGTCGAGAACCTAGGGCAAAAAGAACCTGGGTCAAAAATGACCCGGGTTAAAAATGCTCCAGGTACCCCCGGCAAAAATGCTCCACCCACCTGGGGCAAAAATGCTCCACTAACAAGAACCCAAGAACAAGAACCCATAACAAGAACCCTTTTAAAGCTGGAAAGCGAGTTTCCAGCGGTTTCAGAGTCAGGCAAGCAACGGACTCGAACCAAGGGTCCAGACGAGTTCGAGCGATTCTGGAAGCTGTACCTCTCAGCGCCAGTCAGAGCTGCTTCGCAATCCAAGCCCAAAGCCTTGGCTCAATGGAAAAAAACGATCTCGCATGACAGCAACGATGTTTTGATCAAAGCTCTCGAAAGTGAGATTGCACATCAGCAGGCTGCTAGCGGTTCATTCGTTTGCCCTTTGCCTGATTGCTTTCGTTGGTTGCGTGATGAACGCTTCGCAACCGTTGACGATCGTCCGATCAACATCACCAGTGTCCATCAGATCCCAGACGTCATTCGATGAAGCTCTATTCGCCTGAATCCAAAAATCAGTTTGTCTTTGCCGTGCTCCCCAAAGCTGCCAAGGAAGGAACCGCACCAGCCTTTCGGGCTATCGAGGCTGACGACTTTGATGAAGCTAACCGCAAGCTTGACAAGTTTCAGCTTCGCAACGCTTACCCATTCCCGATGGGACGCTTCGATGAGTTCGGTCGCTACATGACCTACAAGCCACCCATCGACGGCATTACGCCAGGGCGCTTTGCCCTTCACCCTCACGCTGAGGAAGAGCGTCGCCGCGAGGAGGCGTTCGCCTGATGGCTCTCAATAGGCTCTCCACCGAAGAAGGCGCTCGCAAGCTGCTACAGCGCCTTGTCGACGCCAACCGCTGCACCATCGAGGACCTCGACAGCCCACCACCAGGGCACATCAACCCACAGGCGTATCGCAACCTCTTGCGCGACGTCGCTGCTGACCCAAAGATTGAAGTCACAGACCCACGCGACTTCATGCCCGATGAACCCGCCCTTCCCTTCTGACATGTCTCGTATCGCCGTCAAGGTTTATCTCTCCCCCGAGGAGACCGAGCACCTCGACCGTCAAGCTGCTGCTCTGAACCTCAACCGATCGCAGCTCATACGCCTTCGTGCGCTAGGCGATCCCTCCGTGGGCTCCCAGGAGCCGTCAGGCTCTTCTGAGACCATTTCCCTACGCCAGTACCAAGACGCCGTTACAGCCGCTCTCAAGGCTGCTTCCGGCGCTTGCTCACGCCCAGTCGTTGAAGCCATCACAGCCTCCGTTCTCGTCTCGGTCTATGCAAGCCCCAACCAATCAAGACATCCAAACCCTCCTCAAACTGTGGGATGACTACTACCTCGCCCTCTATCGCCAAGCCAATGACCCACAACCACCGTCAACGCCTGAACAACTTGGTCGAATCAGCCGCTTCCTCCGTCCAACCGACCTTGGAAACGCTCGATGATGGTTGCGTTCGCGTTTGCATTGGCGCAAACTGTGGCGTAGTTTCTTCGCATCATCTAGTTGAACCAAAGATCAATCAGCTCAAAGCCCTAGCTTTCAAGCCACACCAATGATCAAATGAGCCTGGCGTTCTCAGTCAACGTGGATGGCAAGGAAATTGTCTTCTCGTACGACGAAGACTCACGGACCCTTGTCATTACATCCATTGACGGTATCGCCAGGCATATCATTTGCGCCTCTGGTCATATCAGTAGCTTTGACGATGCCGCAGAACACGCTAAGGTTCTCGCTAATGAGTTCAAAGCTCACCCCTTCTGGCATCCTGTCTAAAACTTTTGTATGACGTCAATTAACAACCTCAAGCACGACCACAAGAACGCTCGCAAGCGAACTGATCGGTCAGCCATGCTGATCGCAGAATCACTTAAGCGTTACGGGGCAGCACGTAGTATCGTCATCGACGAAGAGAATAGGATCCTTGCTGGCAATGGCACCATCGAAGGCGCCAAAGCCGCAGGCATACAAAACGTTCGCATCATCGATGCTGACGGCGATGAACTCATTGCTGTTAGGCGAGCTGGTCTGACAGAAGACGAAAAGGTTGGGCTTGCCCTTGCTGACAACCGCACTAGCGATCTCAGCGAGTGGGATGGTGCCATGCTCCATCAGCTCAGCGAGGAACATGATGTCAGTACCTGGTTCGACAAAAGCGAACTCAATGAGCTAATCGGAATCGAGGAAGAGCTAGACGAAAACAGCCCATATACAAACAAAACCATTGCCCCCATTTATGACCCATCCGGCACACAGCACAAACCCGAGCACCTTTACGATGCAACCAAGACAAATCAGCTCTTAGCTGATATTGAAACTGCTGACATCCCTTCCGACGTAAGAGCTTTCCTAACTTCAGCAGCTCATCGCCACACAGCGTTTAACTACAGCAAAATTGCTGACTTCTATGCAACAGCATCAAAAGAGGTCCAAGAACTTTTTGAGCAGTCAGCTCTCGTCATCATTGATTTTGAGCAGGCTATCGAAAATGGCTTTGTCCGTCTTGATAAACACGTAGAAGAAGCCTTCAAAAAGGACCGTCCTCATGCGTGAAGATTTTTGCGTTTTTATCCTTTCAAATCGTCGCCCAAATAACGTCAAGACATTTGACACACTGCAGGCATCTGGTTACACAGGCAAGTGTTACATCGTCGTAGACGATGAAGATCCAACAGTTGATGAATACAAAGCAAACTATGGCGATCGCGTCTTAGTATTCTCTAAATCAAAAATTGCAGAAACAACTGACTCCTGCGATGCTTCCACAGACAGACGCACTCCACTCTGGGCTCGCAATGCCTGCTGGGATTTATCGAAACAAGTCAACTGCAGGTATTTCTGTCAGCTTGATGATGACTACAGCTACTTTGCCTACAGACGCATAGGCAGAAAAGAACCTGATAAACCCATAAAATATTCATGCTTCCGAATTGAAAGCCTTGACATCATCTTCGATGGCATGGCTGAGTTCATGGAAAAAACGCCATCCGTCTCCAGCATCGCCTTCTCACAGGGTGGTGATTACGTCACTAGCTCCGAAAAGGCTAGAAGCGTCCTGCGTAAAACAATGAACTCCTTCTTCTGCGATAATCAAAGACCTTTTAAGTTCATTGGCAGATTTAACGACGATGTAAACACTTACATCGCTCATGGCGCAACTGGACACTTATTCTTCACCTATTGCCAGATTCAGCTAACACAGGCAATGACTCAGCAAAATAAAGGCGGCATCACCGAAGCCTATCGAGAAAATGGAACTTATGTAAAATCCTTCTACACCGTCATGATCTCTCCATCATCGACTTACATCAAACTTATGGGACATAGAAACCCTCGCCTTCATCACACACACGACTGGGATAAAGTCTGCCCTAAAATCATTCACGAAAAATATCGCCGTCAATAATCTCGATATGCTAAACCTATTACCAGTTCAGCCATTGGTACCCTAAATGGCAGGTCATCGCGGCACAAAAGCTGAAACTGAACTCCGCGCTCAACGCTTCGCTCGCATCATCGCTAACGGTGGGCGGCGCTCTGACTGCGTTCGTTTCGCTGCTGAAAACTGGGGGGTTGGTGAACGCTCCTGCGATAAATACCTTGAACTCGCTAGACAACAACTCAAGGCTGACTGGGACATCGAAAGACCCCAGATGATCGCTGATCTCCTCTCACAGTGCTCCACACTCCAGATGGAGGCACGCCGTGCTGGGCAATATCACATCGCCCTCGGTGCCATTAACACCGCTGCCAAACTTGCCCAACTCTGCTCGTGAGCATCCTCACTGCAGCGCCAGAAGGTCATGTCCTCCAACAGCTCAACCATTTCGGCGAGCTAATTGATACCGATCAACTGCTGCAGCGTATTCATGCTGACCTCCATCCTGGGCAGCTTGCTTTCGTAGCCGATAACCAAACGCAGATCATCGGCATCAGCGCAGGGTACGGCGCAGGTAAAACACGTGCCCTAGCAGCAAAAGCAGTCACACTCGCTGCTGCTAATCAAGGCTTCATCGGTTGTGTCATGGAACCAACCGGACCCCTAATCCGTGACATCTGGCAAAACGACTTTGAGGATTTCCTGGAGTATTACGCCATCCCCTACACCTTCCGTGCATCACCACTGCCGGAATACATGCTCCACCTCCCAGGCGGTGATACGAAAATCTTGTGCCGTAGCTTCGAGAACTGGTCACGCATCATCGGTCTGAACCTTGCATGGGTACTAGCAGACGAGATCGACACCGTGACACCTGCCATCGCAAACAAGGCGTTTCCCAAAATCCTTGGTCGTCTACGCTCCGGCAACGTGCGTCAATTCGGTGCTGCATCCACGCCTGAAGGCTTCCGCTGGATGTGGACTACCTTCGGCAGCGAGGACGCTCAAACGAGACAAGATCGCAAGCTGATCAAGATGCGATCCGTCGATAACCCGCACCTTCCGCCGGACTTTATAGAGCGTCTTGAAGCGAACTACGACCCAACACTGCTGAAGGCTTACCTCGATGGCGAGTTCGTTAACCTCACCACCGGCACCGTCTACGACCGCTTCGATCGCACCAAGCACGTCATCAGCAAGCTACCAGACACCGAGCGTGAACCGCTACGCGTTGGCGTTGACTTCAACGTTGGCAACATGTCTGCTGTCATCGGCGTCAAGCTGAACAACACTCTGTATGTGATCGACGAGATTAGCGGCGCACACGACACCGATAGCCTCGCGCAGCAGATCAAAGCGCGTTACCCAGATCGCAGAATCTACGTCTACCCTGACGCCTCCGGCGGCAACCGCAGCACAAACGCCAGTCAAACCGACATCCAGATCCTGGAGTCCTATGGCATGGCAAACCAATCACCACGCGCTAACCCACCAGTGCGTGACAGGGTTTCAGCCGTACAGGCGCTGCTTGAAAATGGCAAAGGACAAGTCAGGCTGCAGATCAATGCAAGCTGCAAGCGCATGATCGAATGCCTGGAGCTTCAGTGCTACACCGAAAAGGGTGACCCTGATAAGGACTCAGGGCATGACCACATGAATGATGCCCTCGGATACCTCATCTGGCGTGAGTTCAACCCGCTACACGCTGGCGCTGGTAGGTCTACTGGTATCAGGCTGTATTAAGTGCTATCTTTACCTGGTTCGTTTTACCCCTACTCATGCTCAAGGGTCCAGAACTGCTCGCCAAGGTCAAAGAACTGAAAGACCACAACAAGTCTGATCTTGTTCGTGAATGTGGTTACGTCAAAAATGACCGCATCTGCTACACCGCTTTTTATGAGGCTCTCCTGGAAGCCAAAGGCTTTGAGATGAAGTCCACCGCTAAGCGTGGACGTAGCCTTACCTATAAAACCAAAGTGCAGTTCAACGGCAAACTGCAAATTGGTGAAAGCTACGTTCAAGAGATGGGCTTTAAGCCTGGTGATGAGTTTGAGATCAAGATTGGTCGAAAGTCTGTCACTCTGCAAGCTGCAAACCAAACTGCAGTCGCAGCTTAAACTGATTCATAGCCTGCGCGATAAATCTGGTGTACTCCGGCTTCGCTCATTACGACCGTCAGCTGACAGCCCGTGTCGCGCAGGTCAATGATCCCAATTCCGCTTGGCTCAATCAAGAGCCGCATTGGGTTCTCATTGAAGATCTGATCGGCGGCACCTATGAGCTGCGCCGTCGTCATCGGCGTTACCTCCCGCAGGAACCGCGAGAGCTAGACGAGTCCTACGACAACAGGCTTGCTCGTTCCGTTTGCCCGCCTTACTACCAGCGCCTTGAGCGGATGCTCGCTGGCATGTTGACCCGTAAGCCCGTCAGGCTTAACGACGTATCGGACATTGTGCGCGAGCAGCTATTCGACGTTGACCTAATGGGTAACGACCTCAACGTCTGGACCTACGAAACCGCTCGCAAGATGGTCCGTTACGGGCACATCGGTGTTCTAGTAGACGCGCCTGCAGCCGGGGAGCAAGGTCGTCCTTATTGGGCAAGCTATACCCCACGCGAGATCCTTGGCTGGCGTACTGAGATGCGCGATGGTGCTCAGCAGCTCAGTCAGCTTCGTCTCCTTGAAAAGGTCATCGTGCCCGATGGCGACTACGGCGAGAAGGAAGTCGAGCAAGTCCGAGTGCTAACGCCTGGTGCTTTCGAGATTCACCGCATGGGCAAAAACGGGCAGCTTGAGATCCATGACAGTGGCACCACCACGCTTGATCACATCCCGTTTGCTGTCGCCTACTCCAACCGCGTGAACTTCATGGAATCACGCCCGCCATTGGAGGACATCGCTGAGCTAAACCTCAAGGCATATCAGATCCAAAGCGACCTCGACAATCAACTGCACATCTCTGCAGTGCCGATGCTCGCCTTCTTTGGCTTCCCATCTTCGGCTGAAGAGGTCTCGGCTGGTCCTGGCGAAGCGATCGCCTTCCCAGCAGAAGGCAGAGCAGAGTACATCGAGCCTGATGGCAAGAGCTTTGAAGCGCAATTCAAGCGGCTTGAGCAGATCGCGTATCAGATCAACGAACTCGGCTTATCTGCTGTTCTTGGTCAAAAGCTCTCAGCCGAAACCGCAGAAGCCAAACGCATTGACCGCAGTCAGGGTGATAGCACCATGATGGTCATTGCCCAAAACATGCAGGACCTCATTGACAACTGCCTTGCTTATCACGCGAGCTATCTCAATATTGTTGATGTGGGTAGCAGCTACGTTAATCGTGACTTCTTGGGGGCTCGTCTTGATCCTCAAGAGATTCAGTCACTTCTACAGCTCTACACCGCTGGCACGATTACTCAAAAAACTCTCCTTGATCAGCTTTATCAAGGTGAAGTCCTTGGTGATGAGTTTGACGTGGAGGAAGAGATCGAATCCACCCAAGCCGGTGGATACATCGAGATGTCAACCCCAGAACCTGCCGCCATTCCTGGAATCCCAGAACAATCTTCAGAACCAGAAGATGAAGGCGTTATCCCAGCATGATGGGATGCAAACAGTGGAGGTTGCTATGGGCGCTCGCAAGCCACGCAAGCAGGTTGTCACCTTCACTCAACGTGAACTGACAAACTCAGTCTTTGCTGTTGTCCGCGTCTCCTGGTATCGAGATGGGCGAGAGCATGAGGTAGAAGAGCTGCAACTTGATGATGACCTTGACGAAAAAGTGCTTGTCCTTCAGCACCTGATCAAAAGTGCCTTGCACGCTGGTGCTGATGTCACCATTATCACGGAACGTACGGCAGAGTCCTTGGGTATTGAATAATGGCTGCCCCTTCTAGCCTGTACCGCAATGCTATTGACTTGAATCGCTACAGCAATAGCGTTGCCAAGCAGATCGTCTTGGCATATAACGACATCATCATTGATAGCGTCAATCAACTGCGGGCTATCGATGAGCTGTCAGCACCAGCCAAGACTGCAAGACTACGGGCGATTCTCGCGCAGCTTAAAGAATCACTTGGCACCTGGTCAGGCAGTAGCGTTAATACCTTGACAGGCGAACTGCAAGGATTAGCCGTATTGCAATCTGAGTTTGTAGAAGATCAACTGCGACGGGTCTTGCCTGCTGGGGCTCGCAGTGCTGTTAACACCGTCGAGATCAGTCCGCAGTTCGCGCAGTCTGTTGTCATGACAGACCCAACACAGATAAACATTGTCACCCTGAGTGACGACTTGACCGCTGCTATTCAAGGCGCACCACAAACCTATGCGTTGACTGCTGCTAAAGGCGCAACCGTAACACTGCCAAATGGTCAGGTTGTACAAAAAGCATTTCGCGGGATCGTTGATTCGCAGGCAGAGATGTTTTCACAGATAGTCCGCAATGGATTGTTGACCGGCGAAAGCACTCAAGACATTGCACGACGTCTGATCGGCAGATTGCAGCTTGGCGAAAGGGGCAGCATCCGGCAAATAGCAGAGAAAGGTGGCGAAGCAACAATCGCTAGCAATCGCCAGGTAATGACGCTAGTTCGCACCAGTGTCAATCAGGTTGCCAATGCCGCAAGTCAACAGGTCTACGAAGCAAATCAAGACATCACCAAGCGTTACCAATACGTCGCAACGCTCGACACTCGCACCTCCGCTATCTGTGCCTCGCTTGACGGGCGCATCTTTGAATACGGCAAGGGTCCGACACCACCGCAGCATTTCAACTGCAGATCAACCACAGTCCCTGTTATCGACTACAAAGAGCTTGGCTTTAACCCACCACCAGAAGGCAAACGGCAAAGCATGGACGGTCGAGTGCCTGCTGACACGTCTTACGGTCAATGGCTTGCAGGGCAAAGCGAAGCTACGAAAGCAACAGTCCTTGGCAAAGAGAAGGTTGCCTATTTTGATCTGCTCTCAAAGAAATACGGACCAAAGGATGCCATGGCAAAGCTCGTGCGGGATGATGGCAGCGAACTAACCTTGGAACAACTACGGAGACGGTATGGCGCTGCCGAGTCTTAGGCATTTCCGCAATGAAGGCATCTTCTTTGTCTTCTCTGATCCGGTTGAGGCGTTAGTCGGTGAGGCTTGGGTTCAGGCGGTTTATACCGATAAAGGCTGGGCGTTAGCTGACGGTTCTACACTGCTGTCAGGTATTGAGGAATGGCGCGATGCCAAAGAAGCCAAGCAAGGCGGACAAGAAGATCAGCAAGGTAATGAAAGAGTACAAAGCGGGAACGCTAAAAAG